TTCCGCGAAATCGGCCTGGTACTGCGTGTCGCCCGAGTTGAGCTTCTGCGATGCGGTCAGCCAAGCATTCAAGGCGTTGAACACGCTGTCCTGTGCCTTGGTGTCGCCGGCCATCGCCGCGGCCTTCGTCTTCTCGTACTGGTCGTGAAGCTCGGCGTATTGAGCCTCCGGCGTCAGCACCGACAGGTTCCCGGTCAACAGGCTGTCGTTCATCGACTTTGCTGCATCGCGAAACTTGTCCATGTTGGTCGCCGTGTCGGCCAGCTTCTGGGCCGTCTGGACCAGATCGAACAATGGACGATTGACTTCGGCCAGCGCGTTACGCTGCTTTTGCAGCAGCTGCACCTGGGTCATCGTCAACTGGTCGAGCTGGTCTTGCCAGTCCTTCCGCTCGTCGGCGATTTCCTGCTCGGTCTTGCTCAGGTCGACGGCTGCCGCGTGGGTTGCTGCGAACGCCTCCTGCAGCGCCATGAGGCCGGCATACTGCTTTTGGCCAGCTGCGGTGGTCAGGTCCAGGCTGAGCACCAAGCCTTTGAACTGGTCCCGCGTCGTGATGCTGGCGTAGCCCAGGGCCGCCATTTGCTGGTCGACGTACTTGGCCACCGGCGCCAACTGCTCGCCCTTCGTGAGGAAGTTGGACGCGAAGCCGGCAGTCTGGCTCTGGAACTCGTCGATGCCGCCCATCATGGCAATCAGGCTTTCACGTGCACCGATCGACGCCACGCCAACCGATCGGAAGGTCATCCCGATCGACTGTAGCGAAGCGTCCACCTTGGCGTAGTCGGAAGCGACCCGCACCAGGGTTTCGAGGTAGCCCTCGCCGACCTTCTGGAACTGCTGCAGGCCGCCCACGGCGTACGCCGCCATCTGGTCGCCCAACTTCGAAAACACCGATTCGAGCGCCTTCTGCAAGTCGTCCCCGCTCAGCCCCTTCAGGCTGACCTTGCCGATGTCGACCACGAAGCTGTTGAGCTGCGCATTGAAGCCTGCGCCCGACACGCCCAGCAGCTCGCCGGCTGCCTTGATCCCGTCAGCCATGCTGGCGATGATCCCGGTGAACTGGCGGTTCGCCTCGGCATCCAAGTCCGTACTCTGGGTCTTGGTCTTATCGCCATGGAACCAGCCGCCATCGGTTTTCACGTCGGCATAGGTCTTGGCGTTCGCGCCGGTGGCCAACAGCGAAGCCAGGGACTCCTTGTCCATCATGAACCCGGAGTCCTGAAGGCTTTGCTTGCCGCCGAAGACGCTGGACAGCGCATTGCTGACCAGAGGGATCTTACTGATAATGCCCCCGACCAGCGCGCCGGCAATCGCCCCCAGCGGCCCGGCAGCGGCGCCGAGCGATCCGAGTGCCGATGCGGCGATGCCACTGCCGGCCGCCGCCGTCCACGCCGCGCCGGTGGCGCCCAACACTGCGCCGGCGCCAGTCAGTCCCACACTGGTCGCCGTGCTGAGCATGCCGTTGTTGGTGTTCAGATTGACGTTCGGGTTGGTGACATCCGTCGATTGCAGCAGATGGCTGGCGAAGCTGCCGATCCCCGACTCGATTGCGCGCAGCGACGTCAGCATGCCAGATAGGTAGTCGATCTGCGTGCTGGAGTTGGCCGCGGCGAGCTGAACGGCCCGGGAGATCGATTCCGACTTGGCGGTGCTACTGCCAAGCACGGTGCCCGTGCCTTGCGCTGCCTGGCGATCCTTGGCCGTGGTGTCACTGCCACCGCCGATTCCGCCGATCGCCACGCCCAGGCCAGCCACGATGGCGGCCATCGCTGCCATTCGACCAAATGCCGTGTACGGATCGCCAGAGCCCTGGGTCAGCACTGCGCTGATCGCCTTCGGCACCAGCTCAGCCATCGTCATCGCCAGCTCGGCCGCATGGAACACCTGCGACACGGCCATCAGGGTCTGGTAGCCGCGGCTGTGCTCGTCGAAGAAGCCAGCTGCAGCGCTGGCCATGTCGCCATAGCCGCCCAGCTGGTTTTGCACGTTGCGGCGATTGAGCTGATCGACATCGGCCAGGTACTCGGCCTCCGTCTTCTGGTTGTTCAGGTAGGCCAGCGCCGCGTTGCCGCGCTGCTTTTCAATCTCGGCCTGCTTGATTCCATAGTTCTGCAAGGCCCCAGTCATCTTGCCGATTGAATCTCCCACCGATCCGAACGCCGTGCGCAGCGCGTCGCCGAACGACAGGGCCTTGGATGGATCCAGGAATTTGTCGAGATCGTCAGCCGCTTTTTTCGCCTCGCCTAGGTCATCCAACTGGGACAGCGCGCCAATACTCCTCTTCTTGGCGGCGATGAGCATTTCGAGCTGAGAAATCTCGACCGTGTAGCCTTTGGAGGTGTCCGCCTGAGCGAGCTTCTCTTCGAGGCGCGCCAGGGTCAGTTGCTCGATTGCAGTTTTCGATAGCCCGAACGTGCGAACCAGCTCCTCGTTTTTGTCGGCCTCATCCTCCGCCGCCTTGATGGCGGCGCCGCCGGTTTGCAGCTGCTGATTCAGCTGGTCGAGGTAGAACTTGCTCTCTTCCTTCAGCTGCTCTTGGACGCCTAGCTTTGTGAGTAGATCCTGTGTTTCCTTCTTGTGAGCATCCGACAGTTTAAGCTTGCCGCTCAGTAGCTCCTGGTCGAACTTGATCTGCAGCTTCTGCGCCTCGTTCGCATCTTTGCCGACCAAGGCCTCAAGGTTGTTTTGCTCGACCTTTTCTTTGATGGCCGCCGTTAAAGTGGCGTAGGCCTCTGCCTCCTTTTTGATGGCAGCTTCGGCCTTCTTGGCGTCGGGGTCGTTGCCGGTGGTGTAGTCGATTTTTGGCTTCGGCGTACTCCCTGTCGAATCTGACTCCCCTTTGCCACGCGCAGCCACGCGCGCCAGATATGCTTGTTCGAATTGCCCGATCGGGCGATTCAGCATCTCCTCGAGCGCCACGTTTGCATCTTCAACGATCTTATTTCGCTCGGCCATCGCCTTTTTGATGTCGGCGTTCGGCGAGCCGCCGTTGAGGACCTTTAGTCCAGCCTTGAGAGGATTGGCGTTTTCGTACACGGTCGACATCAGGCTGATGTCCGCCCTGACCGCCTTCATACTGTTCCAGATTGTCGCCAAGCTACGGCCGAGAATCACTGCGGCGTCGGATGCCTGCGCAATACCCAGACCAAGGTCGTCGGCCCATTTTTTCGTGTCCGGCTTGGAAAGGTCACTTTGGCCGTTGTATACGTCCAGGAATGCGCCGGCCAAGTCGCTGAGCGCCGGCAGTGCGTCTATGGCGATAGTGGTGAATAGCTCTTTGAAGCGAAGCTTCATCCAGCCCAACTGGTCTTGGAAGCCAGCTGCCCCCGACGTCGCATCCTCCGACACACCTCCGACCTTGTCGAAGTTCTCGGCTAGGTCGTTGAGGAGCGGCAGCAGCTCTGCGCCAGACCCCTTGATCATGTCATTCATGAGCGCAGTCTTGCCCGCGCTGTCACTGTAGTCCTGAAGCTTTTTCGCGGCGTCAACCAGCACCAACGTAGGGTCGCGCAGGTTTCCGGATGAATCCTTCCAGGAGACGCCAAGGGCTCGCAATGCCTTCTGCGTCTTATTGGTTTCGTCATCGACAGTGGCCATGCCCTTCGACAGCTTGATGAGCGCACCATCGATCGCACTCATGTCGGGCCCGAATACGACCACCAGCTTTTGAATTTTCGACAGATTTTCGATGCTTGCGCCGGTCTTCTGAGCCATGTCGTCCAACTGGGCGAGATCATCAATCGCGTTGTTGACCAGTGCGCCGCCAGCCACCGCTGCCGCAGCGAGACCAGCCGCCACGCCTAGCACCGCGCCCTTAAGCTTGCCGGCCATATCGCCGAGCTTACCGAAGGCACCCTCACCCGCCTTCTCGGCCTCTTTCAACTTGGCGATCATCGGGCCGGCGGCGTCAGCAACGCCAAGTTGCGCGGCGCGCATTTCAGCCAGTTCAGATGCGGTCTTGCCAATGCCCTCGGAACGCGATTTCAAGTCAGCCAGGAACTTTGTCGACTCGTCGAGCCGGCGCTGCGCATCCGCAGCCAGTTCAGCTTTTTGCTTTGCTGCATCAAGCTGGTCGAGCAGAGGCTTCAAGGCGCTGGTATCGATCCCGCGCACGCGCGCCAGTGCGGCGTAATTCTCAGCGGTACCCTTGGCGCCGGCCGCCAGTGCGGTCTGCGACTGGATGGCGCGCTGGATCGAGTCCGACATGTTCCTGGTGGCGCGGTCGACCTTCCCGGCCGCGGCGCCGGCGCTTTCGCCTACCGGGTCCAGCCCCGGGCCCCGCCCGATGTCATCGATGACCTTGCCGGTCGACTTGGCGGTGGCGCCGAGGTTTTCCAGGTTTTTGCCAGTCTTGGCGACAGCATCATCGACTGGGCGCAGGCCGGCTTCGACGCCGGTAGCATCTGCCACCACCTTGATAGTTGCAGTGTTGACAATATCACTCATGTGGCGCCCATAAAAAAAGCCACCCGAAGGTGGCTTGGCTCAGCAGGTTGAATCTAATCCAGACCCGGATCGGGCTTGGGCTTGTGCTCGTGACAGACGTCATACACAAAATCTCTGACGTGTCGCTTTTCGGGAATCTGGCGCATAAATACAACGCCGCGCCTGTCGCGCAGTTCAAGGTATTTCACGCGGCAGTTGACGACGCCGAGGTATGGCGACTTATCAACCCCTTTTGGTCCGCCGGTAGCGATTGTGAACGAACGAAGATCGCCATTCCCCTTCAGGGTTCCTGGCTCATAGCACATGGCGGCCTTCGTATCCGGGTCCATTCTGCAAGACAGCTTTCCTGCGAAGGCCTGATCGGCAACCATCATTGCAAGCACGAAAAAGACGTATCGCATTATTGCTCTCCAGTATGTGGGAAAGCAATGTTACACCAGCGCAAATAAACGCTCAGAGCTTTTACTTCAACAGCGGCGCAAGCGAGCCAACTGCTGCTGCGACCTTGTCGAAGGCGGCTGCCAACACGTAGACCCCGATCGCGAACATGACCCATCTGCTGTGTGGGATATCCATCTTCAGACCCTTTAACCAGTTGATGGCCAGCTTGATGCCTGGCCGTTTAGTGCTATCATTCATCTATGTTCTTTCGTAGTTCTGGTACGGAGGAAATAAAAAACCCCTGAACGTTTGCGCGTCAGGGGTTTTTGCTTTGTGATCGTTCTTCGATCTGCTCGTGCATGACCTGCAGCGCAGTTGCCTCCATAATTTGCAGGTCCTGGTCAAGCTGGTCGTACTCGACCGGCGAGAGATCCATGCGGTCCATTCGGTGGTACGCCACCAGATAGTCCAGCCCTGTCGGGCCACCCATGCCAACTCGCCACTGCGTGCGCAGTCCTTGAAACAGGTTCAGGACCCGCACATGCTCAGGCCACACTTCGATCGACGTTGCGACGTCATCCCGCGTCAGTCCCGCCACCGCCAGCTCGGCATCGGTTGGCTCTGACGTATAGATGGCCGTCGCAACGTCGATCAGTTTTTTGCGCGCGCCGCCGTCAACTCGGCCATGTAGGTCTGCAGTACGGCCTGGCCGGCGCCCATGTAGTTGTCGACCAGTTGCTGCAGGGTCTTTTCACCGAACGCGTCTTCGAGCTCCCAGCCGCTGGCGATGTCCAGCAGAATCTCGACGTCCTTGCGTCCCTCCACGCCGTCCACGAATTCCTTGAATTCCTCGCGGCTGCGATGCTTGAACACGAACTCGATCTGAGCGGATTTGCCGCCCGGGACTTGGATGGTGACGGGCGCCTTGAAGGTCGGGGCCGGAACGAGGGAGAATTTTTTCGCCATGATTTTGTCTTTCAGGAAGGTAAAAAGACCTGCGAGGAGCTACCCCGCAGGCGGGGAAAGGCCAGCGCCAGCGCGCGGTGCTGGCTGGCAAAACAGCGGTGAATCAGCTGTAGCGAACGACCTTGTTCAGCAGCGTGTGGGTGGACTTCACCGACATCACACTGCCTTTGGCCAGGGACGGGTTTTCATTGAACGAGCAGTAGCCGCTGTACAGCAGCAGGCCGCCGCTCGGCAGCGTGCCGATCAGCGCCGCGATCTTCGTGCCGTCCGAAATGGCTTTCAGCGCTGCGTGGTGCGGCTTGGATGGCTCGTCGGCGATGGTCATCGTGACGGTCGTCGCGGTGAAGCCATCCGGCAGAACGACCTCGACGTTGTTGTCGAGCAGCGAGACGGTCTGGGTCTTGCCGTCGCCGCCCGAGATGTCGGCGCTGACCACCTGGACGATCGGCACGCGGGTGGTGATCTTGCGCACCGAGCCCACGCCGGCGCCGGCCGGGAACAGCGACGTGTCAGTGGTATCCAGGCCTTCGAACGTGAACGAGGTGCCGGACGGCGCTTTGACGCGGAACACGCGGTTGTTCGCTTGCCCCCAGCCGCCGGTGTACTCGATCAGGTCGCCGGCGGCGAGGGTGTTGGTGGCGGTCGCGACAGCCTCGGATGCGTTCGACACGGCGGTGAGCGTCACTGCGGTGGCGTATGCGGTGGCGATGGCGAACGAGATGTTGTTGGGCAGTTGCATGTGGGCCTTTCAGGTGTAAAAAAGCCCGGAAGCCGGGCATGAAAAAAGCCACCCGGATCACTCGGGGCGGCTCGGTTTGAATTGTCGCGATCAGCAGAACAGGTAGAAGTCCTGCATCGTCCCGCGGTATTTCGTGGCTTCGTCGAACGTGTCGATCGGCACCGTCAGGACTTCAGACTGCAGCGCGACAGCGGCGCGCAGCGCATCCTCGACCTGCTCCGCGATCTGCGCGGCCTCGATGGTAGACTGAGACCAGACCTTGACCTGCACTCGGCGCTGCTTTTTCTCAGGCTTCTCGCCGCTCAGGTACTCCTGCACGTCGCCGCCGACAACTTGGTAGACGATGTACGGTGTGGCTGTGCCCTCGTCAGCCATCAACGGGAACACTCGGTCGCCGGCCAGACCGCGTAGCGCCTCGCGCACTTCGATTTGGACGCTCATCGGGTTGCATTCCTTATCAGCTGCTGTTTCAGCGTCAGCGACATGGCGTTCATCGCCTCGCTTTTCTTGCTGTCGTATGCTGGCCGCATGAACGGGTACGCGGGCGCGCTGGCCGTGCCGTACTCGAGCTCGGCGGCGCGGCGGTGCGCAGCCCAGCCGATCTTGTTGCCCTTCTTGCCGATCTTGGTATTCTTCGGCACGAACTTGTGCCCTTCCTCGACGAATCGCCAGTAGAAGGCGTCGCTGCCGCCGTAGCCGCCCTTCCGGACGGTGACCAAGTAGGCCTGCCGCAGGGCTCCGTCCGAGTCCTCAGGCAGGTGCTTCATAATGATGTTTTTGTGGATCGTCCATGTCTTGGCGTGCGAAGCGGCGTTGTGCTTCGCCTCTTCGCGAAAGATATCGGCGCCGGCGACGCCCATGGTGCGGAGCACGCTCTCGTCCGGCGTAACCTGCCCGATGGTTTCCTGCACTGCGCGCAGCAGGTCCATGGTGTCGAACGCGATCACTTGACGCTCTCGCAGACCAGAAACATCTTCCGGCGATCCTTTGAATCCGGCACGGCCGACTTGATCTCGTACTCGACGCCCAGGTACCGCGCGCGCCAGGACTCATTGACAGCCCGGTCGTAGTTGGCCCGGATCGAGCATCGCTTGATCACCACCTCGGTGTTGGCGCGCATCGTCTCGGCGCCAGTTTGGAACAACACATCGCCCCAGCGCTCGGGCAGCGCTTGGAAGCCGCCCACCGGCTGGCCGGCGGCGTCGCGGTCGGCGTTCGGCCGCAACAGAGTGATTCGATGGTTCATCGTCATGCGTAGTAGACCTCCGACCAAAGCCCGCGCTTAACAAATTCATTTTTCGGCTGACCGCCAGTCTCGAAGTGCTCGGACACGCGCGCCAGGATGAAGCCCGAGATACCGTCCGGCACTGCGGCCGGGTCTGATCCATAACCGCAACGGAAGCGGATTTCGACGGCGCCGACCATGTTCGCCGTCGCCGGCCAGGTGCGGCCGGGCTTGAGCACGACATAACCCGGATCCGTCTTGAGGTCAGCCTGGTAGTCGGCCGGGTCAAGCGTCTGCTGCTCGCCGTCGGCGTCGTAGAACTTGACGTGCTCTACCGCCAGCAGCGGCGGCTTGTACAGCTTGATCGACCGGGATTGCGGAAACGTGTCGAGCGTCAGCGTCCAGGTTTGCTCCATGATCAACCGGTTCGTTTCCATCTCGGCTTCTGCGGTATAGGTCCGGATTGCCCGCACAATGTCCGCATCCAGCGCCGAAGTGCCGTCTGCGGCGACGTCGGCGCGCGCGCTCGACTGCGCCTCGCTCATCGGCACGGCCAGCGCGGTCGGGCGAACAGCGATTTTGAAGGTCATCGGGCGCTCCTCTGGGTTGCTGGCGGTCGGTCTCCGATGGGCGGCGATCCGGCTGCCGCCGGCGCGCGAGCGTATTCGACGACCGGCGCCTGGTCGACCGCTTGCGGGGTGATCTTTGTCCCGCCCTCGGTCCGGACATGCGCAGCCAGGAGTTCTGCGGCGTTGATCATCAGTGGTCCTCCCTGCTGAAGTAGATCGAGCGATAGATTTTTTCGCCATTGGCAAAGGTCACCGGCAGGCTGCACGAATTGGCCGCGCCGGCGCCTGTCCCCAGGCCGCCGAACTTGATGACGACCTGCATGCCCTGGATGCTCGGCGCGGACAGCATGCTCACGCCGACAGGAACTGGCGTACCCACCGATGCCAGCGTGGTGTTCGCGCTCAGCGCCAGGTCGGCGGCGAAGTCGAATGCGTAGAAGCGCTGGTCGTCCGGATCCTTGCCGAATACCCAGGTCCAATCATCCACGGCCGTCAGGGTGATGGTTCGGTCGAACACTTCGCCGTTTGCACAGGTGACGCGGAACGTGAAGTAGCTCGTTCCTGATGCATCCAGTGCGCCCAGCTTGACGACGCCGAGCGCGCCCTGGAGCTCCGGGCCTTCCAGAACGGCCACGCCGGCCGAGACCGGGACAACCGACGCCGCCGTCGTTCCGCTGTCCGCCAGGTCCTTGTTGAAGTCGCCGACGAACCACAGCTCGTCCAGTGCACCCTTGGTCAGCGCAACCGGCCGCGCCGTATTGAAGATGGCTACACGCGGATTGGCAGCAAACTTTGCGATCCTGGACGCAGGCACGGTGACCGGCCGGGGAATCGATCCATCAGACGATCCGCCAGTAGCCGCGCCAGGCGCCATCGCGCTCGATGCAACCAGTGCCGCACCGCTGGCAAAGGCCGACCTGACTCCCGATGCCGCCCCTGGCGACATGCTGCTGATGGCAACCAGTTGCGCGCCACTCGCAACGCCGGCCGACGAACCCGATGCCGACCCGCCGACCATGCTACTGGCAGCCAACAAACTTGCGCCCGGCGCCGCTGCGGCCCCAGTTGTCGCCGACGGCGACGTCACCCCGATCGGCGCAACTCCAATTGGCGAGAGTCCGATCATGGTTTATGGCGCCGCAGCGATTGCGATATTGGTGAACGCGATCGATGCGCCTGAACTTGCTTCGTTGTACGCATAAACGCCCCACTCGCCAGATGCCGCCGCAATCGATGTGTCCGAGGTGCTAATCGCTGCTGCGGCAGTGCTGGACCATGAGCCGCTGCCCTGCAAATACAGACCGTCCGACACGCGCCGCACCGTAATCGAAATGGTTGTTGCCCCGCTGACGGTTTTCGTTGTCAGCGTCAGGTCGTAATCGGTGTTGCTCGCAAACGGCACGGTCATTGCCGTGCCTATCGTAGGCTGCGAGCCGCCGGATATCTTGAACAGCTTGATGCCGCCGCCGCTTTCGAGATACATGTCGACCGCATAGCCCGAAGTAACGCCGGACCAGGGCACCATATTTGCGCCACGCAGGATCAATGCCGCGTGCAGCCCGCCAGGCCCCGAGTAATTGTTGAACCGCACCCTGGCCGAAAGCCCGGCATTCCCACTGAGAGCATCGGAGGCGATTTTTTTCGCCGATGCCACCACGCCCGATTTCGACGTGGTGTAGGTAAGCGAACCTGGAACAGAGGTATCTTCGGCCCACGGCGTACCGGTTTGCAGCATCCAGGTGCTCGCGACACCGTTTGACCCGCCGTCCATGAAGTTCGCGGCTGCCGGCGCGTGCATGTTCGTTACGGTACCGTTGTTCAGAACGAAATCCGTAAAGCGCCGACCGACGTTGTTCAGTAGGACAAGCTGATCGATAGTCGCGCCGGAGTCAATTTCGATCGGATAGCCAGCGACCGCCGAAGACGCATTGAAGATGCTGTTGACGATCAAAGCCTGGCCGACGTGCGCGCCGCTGCGGAATTTGAATTGGCCAGTAAGGTAAGTCCCGCCTTTGTACGCCGACGATTTATAGCCGTCGATGAGCAATTGCCCGATATTGCAGCCACTGGCGAACTCGACCGCCGAATAAATGCTGCTGTCGAATCTGGAGCGGTTGTAATTCCTGATCGCCACCTGTTCGACATAACAGCCGAAGCTCATCATCGCTGTGATGTTGGTGTAGTGACCATTGATCGACTGAACATCCCAGGCTTCAACGGAGACGGAGCCGATGTTCCCGCTGCCCGACGTCACCATTACGGCTGGGTCGAAATTATTCACTACGAGACCATACGAGCCGGACGTGCCTTTGACGTTGCGAATATCCACCTGGTCGATGCGCGAACCACCCGACAGCAGGCGGATACCCGTTTCTTTGGCCTCAAGCCAGATGTCGCGCACCGTGACGCCGATGATGTCGCCCCGCGGCTGGTAGGGGCCGTAATTGCCACCGCCACCATAGGCATCGTCCGCGTTGAACGCGATGCAGTCGTCGAAGCAGTTCCGAATCGTGCCGCGCGACACCGTGACATCCCGGCACGGGCCGTTGAAGTGGACGCCGTCGGTGTTGGCCCAAGCGGCAGCGCCGGGATCGATCAGGAAGTCATCGATGGTGGCGCGGATGACATTGGCGGCGTGCCAAGCGAATGCTTTGCTTTGCAGGATTTGCATCCCGGCGCCGCAGAACAGATCGTTGACGCCGACGAAGTCGAGCGTGAAGATGCCGCCGTTTGCGGCAGTTTCCTTATTCGACTGGTTGTAGCCATTCGCGTTCCAGATGCCGCCCTCGATCCGGATATTGCGGTCGACCACGTTGCCCGGGGTGACAGTCGGGTTGTAATTGCGCAGCATCGGAACGAGCTGCTCCGCGCGCATGATAAACCCGCACCCGGGCAAGCAGCGAATCGTGGTGTTGCTGCGCACGCGGAGCGCTGTGGTCGAGGATGTCGCGCCGATACCATAGGCGCCATCAACGATCAGGAGCAGCGGCCCATTCTGAGCCAGGTCGAGCAGCGCATTGATTTTTGCGGTCTGGTCGACGCCAAAAGTCGTCGACCCCAGCGACAGATCCGCATCGCTGACGCAGACGGACGACGTGAAAACTACGCGCGCCGAGGTGCCATTGTCCCACTTCCCCAGCGTCGCGCCGGCCGGCGTGCACACCACTTCCTTGGTGCCGGCGCTGAAGTTGACCAGCGCATTGCTGTTCGAACTAGACGTCGGCGTGCGCGAGAAGGTGACCGCACCGGAACTGATTGCCGTGATCGTGCCAAGCCCCTCTTCCCACTCAGCAGAACCAGCGATGCCGATTGCATACGGGAACACGTCACCCATGGCGCCGCCGGCGGTGGCCAGCGTGCGCAGCTCGGCCGAAACCGCGCTCGCGCTGCAGGTAACCGCGCCAGTGCCGGCCGTCGTCGTGATGGTCTTTACGCGGTCGAAGAATTTCATACCGGGGCCGGGGTATTGATGGTGATGGCGGTTGCGCTCAGCGTGAACGTGCCCGCGCTGGTGGCGACATCGGCGCCGAAGTCGTCGACGCAGACCAGCTCATCGGCAGATGCCGCACCACCGCGGCGCTTGTAGTACACGGCCTTGCGCGCGGTGATGGTCGAATTGGGCCAGGCGACCTGCGGGAACGTGACGACAACCCGGTGGTTGGTCGTGTCCTTGGCGAAGGTCGGCACGATGGCCTGGCCGCCGGCGCTGTAGCCGGTACCACTCACCTCGCTGGTGATGTCCGAACGCTTGGTGTGTGCGCCTTTGTTCTCGGTGTAGCCCGAGCCGACCAGCATCACGTAATACGTGTCGCCCTTGGTGATGTTGCCGGCCAGGACGTCGTCGAGGTAGCTGTCGTATGCAGTCGATGCCATGGCGGCCTTTCAGAATTCGGTTGGCTGGTCGGCATCGGCCGGGCCCAGCGTGATGGTTTTGATTTTCTTGTGCCGCTCGAGCATCACCGCGGTGAAGCCCTTCTCGCGCAGCAGAACGAGCAGCGCACCCCAGGTCTCGCGATCGACCGTGCCTATCGCGCCGCCCAGGTGGGCGACTTTTCCGTCGAGGCTCTTCACCTGCACGATGGCCCGGTACGGCAGCCGCTTTTCGTAGCCGTCAGCCCGGTCATATGCGCGGACGCTGAATGTCTCGGGGGTCATCGTCAGGTGGATCATGTCGATCTCCGACAGGGTGTTCGAACGAGCGGAAGCCGCCGGCCGGCGCGCACGCGGGCGAGCCAGGCGGCGGTCGCGGGCTTCATGGGGTTACTTCGCGAGCGATTCCGCGTAGGCGACCGCTTCCGGATCGGTATCGACCACACCGGCCAGCGATTTCGCCTGGGCCGGATCGATCTCGATCACGTCGTTGCACTTTCCGAGCGCGCCGTCGACCAAGACGCGCGCTTTCACTTTTTTGGCTTCTGCCATGTTGGTATCTCCGGTGATGGCGGCCGACGCGCGGTCGGCCGCCGATTACGATCAGGTTGCGCTGTTCTGGTAGACCTTGATGGCCGCCGGCTCGAGCAGGTTGCCGCCGGAGCGCATCCAGCCGCAGAAGCCGGCCTGACCCTTCAGCGCGAACGGCGAGTCGTCGAAGCGACGCATGATCGTGCTGTTCTTGACGTCGCGGATGGTGTACTGCGAGAAGTCGCCGAACGCGATCGATTTGGCGTTGGCTGCCATCGCCGGCACGTCGTCGTTGATCGCGACCGAGTGGCCATTCAGCATGTCCGGCGCGCCTTCGGTAATGGCCGGGATCCAGATCGGACGACCGACGGTGTCCTTGATCTTCGAGACGCCAGCGACGGTCGTGTCGTTCATCATGTACTTCGCGCCCTTGCGGTACGCGCGGTTGACCGAGTGCTTCAGGTCGACCAGGTCGTCGTAGGTAACGATCAGCGTTTGACCGGTGGGAGCGGCTTTGCCGACGCCGGCAACGGTCAGCATGCCGAGCGGCTGGCCGGTGCCAGTACCGGTGGTGTAGTGGCGATTCTGGATGCGAGCGATCCGCACGGCCAGGCGATTCACGACGAAGGCAACGACATCGACGGCGCTGTCGTTGATCAGCTGCAGCGGCAGTGCCACGGCCTTCGAAGAGTAGTTGTAGACCGGCAGCGCGACGGTGCCAAACGAGACGTCTAAGACGTTGGTCTGGGCGTTTTCCGAGACGATCTCGCCCTCTTCACCGGTGCCGTCCGAAGTCGGCCAGTTCATTTGGTCGCCGGTGTTGGTCGGCATGATGGTTGCGACTTCGCGCATGCCACCGTAGGCCTTCAGGCGATCGATCACCATCGAGGCGACTTCGGCGGGCACGGTGAAGCCACCTTCGCTGCCAGTAGTCGTCGACATGGCGTTGCGCACCTGGGTGGCCTGCTCGGCAGTCAGGTTGGTACCGTTGCGCAGGTAGAGCGCGCACGCGACGAGAGCCGTCACTTCGACACCGTCGTCCTTTTTCGGGCCGGCATTCTGGAAGAACTTGTCGGCTTCCAGCTCGCGCATGCGCTCGAGATTGGAGATCATCTGGCGCGCAGCGTTGATCTCGTTGGTAAAGCCATCGAACTTGGCTTGCTCCTCCGGGGACCAGGCTTGGTCGCCTTTTTCGCCGATCAGGTGGTTTGCCTGCGTTGCGAAGTTTGAGATCTTCTCGCGCAGGGCTTGGATGGTCACGGACATGTGGTTCCTTAAATAGAAAAGGGAGCCGCTTGGGCTCCCAGGATGGCGAGGCGTCCGGCCTCGGCGGGTGTAGCGCGAGAAGCGTTACGAAGTTGCTTGCAGAAGTGCGAGGCGGTTGGCGTTCGCCCGGGTCATGCGAGGGCCGGTGGGCGCCGCGTCGACCGGATCCGGCTCGACCACTGGCGGCGCGGCGGCAGGCGGGGCTGGCGGAGTCACCACCGGCGCCGCAGGGGCGGCGACGTTGGCCGGTGCGCGCGAGTAGGCAGCAAGGTTCCAGACGTTGCTAGCCTTCGCCTTGCCGGCCGGCGCTTCGGTAACGCGGTCGACAAAGCCGTTTTCGAGCGCCTCGGCGGCCGAGAACCAGGTTTCCGCATCCATCCAGGCGACGACTTCCGCCTCGCCCTTGCCCGTCTTGGCGATATAGTCAGCGACGATCGCGCCCTCGATTTTTTCGAGCACGTTCGCCTGTTCGCGCAGCGCGCCCTTGTCGCCCCATGCGATACAACTGGCGTTGTGGATCATGAAGAACGCGCCGTCCGACATCTCGACCTCGTTGCAGGCCAGCGCGATGCTGGTCGCCGCGCTCGCGCACAGGCTGTCGATGTGCGCGATGGTCTTACCCTGGAAGCGCGCCAGCGCCGCCATGATGGCGCGGCCCTCGAACACATCGCCGCCCGGGCTGTTGATGTAGACGTGCAGGACCTCAGCGTCACCGGCCTGCGTGACGGCATCGATCACGTTGACGGCACTGACGCCCCAGTACGAGTCGATGACATCGTAGATGTAGAGCGAGGCCTCGCCGGCATTGCGCACCAGGTTGACCGGCTGCGGCGAGCGCTTGGCGTTGTCGCGGTACAGTTGGAGAATTTTGCTCATTCGGCTGGCTCGCCCTTCGGTTGCGGTTGGTCGGGCTTTTTGCCCGGGTCACGCGGTGCGCGGTAGATTTCGTCGCCACCAGGAATTGGCGCCAGGCGGCGTGCGCGGCGCACTTCGTTCATCGTCTTCCAGCCGTCGCCAGCACCAGGCCCGCCCAGCGCAGCGCGATCTGCTTCGGCTTGCGCCTTGATGTCACCTTCGTAAAGCGCCTCGCGCTGGAACTCGAGGAAGCGGCCGTTGTTCCGCGGGTAGAGCTTGCGATTCAACTCCTGCTCGATCTTGCGAAGCCAGGGGTTCAGCGTGTACTGGACGAAAGCGCGACCGATCGACTCCAGGCCGGTGCCCCAGCTGGTGGATCCGGTCGATTCGTTGATCATGAAACCCGGCACGCCGAACGCCCGGGCGATGTCCATCACCTGAAACTTGCGCGCTTCGAGCAGCTGCGCATCTTCGGCCGATAGACTCAGCTCTTTGGCCGAGATGCCCTCGGTGAGAACCAGCGGCAGGCGATGGGCATTTGCCAAGCCGGCGTAACGACTCGCAAATGCGGCCTGCATTGCCCGGACCTGCCCCTCGTCCATCTTCTTTTCGGAGGACAGGATGATCGACGGGTGCGCACCGCCCTCGAAGAACTTGCCGCTGTATTCATCCATCGCCAGCGCGTTACCGATCGCGGCGCGGGCGCCGAACTGAATCACCGACATCGACCGCATGGTCGAATCGTCGAAGCCCAGGCCTGGAAAATGCAGGATATCGGAGGGCTCAACCCAGGTGCAGATACCATGGGCGGGAGAGTTCACGTAATAGCGAACACCCTCACTAGGCGTGCGAATCGGTGATACACACCCCCACGGCAGTGGCAGGATCTCGCGCAGCGAGCCATTCATGCGCCAGCGCAGCAGTCCAAACGCATCGCCGCGCAGCAGCTGCGCCATACTGACGCCCTCCCACATCGACGCTGCAGTGTACTGAGGGCTGGGCTGCTCATTCAGTAGATACCAGGTTTCGCTGCGGGGCAGCATGGCCGGAATCGCGCCGCCATCGAGCGAGAACTCGTTGACTGGCATGCTGATCATCGCGCCGGCGATTTTTGCGACGCACGCCGCAGCTGCCGACACGCGCATCGCCGAGGTCGCCGATACCGTTGTTCCGGCGGGCGAGACGCCAAACGCCTCCATCACCTCCGGCGAGTATTGCGTCTGATTGGAGATTTCCGCATCTTCGCGACGCGCAGGCTCCTGCCGCCAGTGCTGGGTGGCGACCAGCGCATCGAATATTTCCATGTGATTCCTTACAGGACGACGAAGCCCTGGGTAATTTCGCCGGACGACGCGACGGGATTTAGCGACATGAGATAGACCGCATTCAGCATCGCCATCAGCGGGTCGATCTTCCCGGTACCGGAGGCTTGTTTCGTGATCAACACCGCGTTCGCGCTCGGCACGATCTTGGCGTTGCTGACGCACCAGGCCATGAGCGGCTGGCCGCCGTGCACCAGCACGCCCTCGGCGAGCTTTCGCTCAGCAGTTTTGATCGGGCTGGTCAGTTTCCAGCCTTGCGTGATACCGATGATCTTGTCAGCCGGCACGCCACCCATCTCAAGTGCATCGAGAATGGCGCCGATTCCTTGCGGGTCGAGGCCCAGCTTGTCCAGCACGCCAGCCTCGTAGACTATGGCGACGTTGGCGGCGAACTGGTCGATGTCCTGGCCGATGTGCTCGACCAGGGTCAGGTGGCCGTCGCGTGCGAAGTCCTGCAGCCGCGGTGCGATCTCCTTCCGGCGTTCCAGCACGGACGGGTGAGCCCAGGCATGAGCCCAGCCGAGCCAGCGGCGAGTCGTCTTGCAGCGGCCGATGGCGTACTGGCCCAGCAGGTCGTCCAGGCCGCCACCGTCGCCACCCATCGTGACCACTTCGGAGCGCTCGATCAGGTCTTGCAATGAGAAGGTCTTTCCCAGCACGCCCTGCTGCGCCCACCAATCGGCGCCGGCCCAGCGATCGGAGCGCAGATTCATACCGATCTCGACGTTCGCGTGCTTCGCCATGAATCCGCGGAACGATTCGGGCCCGGCCTGCTCTGCCTTCGTGAATTCGCGCTCCAGGAACGCACGGTCGACAGAGAAGCCGATGTTCGGGTTGACCATCGCCATGTTTTCGAGCAGCAGGCACTCGCCCGACGCCACCATTTCCGGCGGATGCTCGAAGATGATCGGCACAAACGACGGGTCGATAATCTCGCCGTCGCGCACCTTGCGGGCATATTCGAGCTTCTGCTTGAACACCCCTGCCGGCGGCTCATCGGACTGGGTGGTCAGCCAGATAACGAAGCCTTCCGGCCGCGATGCCAAGCCGCCCAGGGCCTCGCGGAACATGTTCTCCGCGCTCGACATCTTGCCAAACAGGTGCAGCTCGTCGACCAGCGTGCCGACCGACTTCTTGCCACCCACCGTGTTCTGGTCGGCGGCCAGCACCTTGAGGATCGAGTTGCTTTCGCGGTGCGTGATCTTTTTTTCGTGCGACTGCACATGCATCAGCGCGTCGAGCTCCTCGTCCTTTTGGACCATGTCGCGCGCTGGCGTGTATGCGTTGTTTGCCACCTCAACCGTCGGCGCCAGCACCGAGAACTCGGCAGACTGGCGCCAGTTCAGGATCAGCGCCGTCAGCATGATTCCGGCCGCTACCGTCGACTTCGAGTTCTTTTTTGGCAGAAGCACAAAAAATTCAACGATAAGGCGGCGTCCGCTCTCGGCGTCGTACGCGCCGAAAATGCAGCGCACCAGGTCAAACACCCACTCGGCACAGGACTCACCGAAGGTCGGGCTGCCAGGCGCGTCAACAATCTTGAGTTCCTTGAAGATTGCGAGCGCCTGCTCGGCCTGTTCAGGAAAGATAGGCGAAGGAATGATTGTTTCGCCCGCGAGCAGGCGAGCCGCCCAGTCAGGGCAGGCAGTTGTCCAGTCCGGCATTTAAACCTTCTTTCCGCCGGCAGCGACGAGTTTCGGCGGCGCCGCGGCGGCGAATTTACCGGCGCCGACCTTCTTGGCCGCATCCTGCTTCTGGTCTTTTTTACCGCCCTCACCCAGCTTCTGATGCTTGAATGGCAGCATGGCCTTGGCGGCATCGATCCGAAAACGAAGGTCGGCCGCCGGCTCGTTCATGATCGTGGTGAGGAATTCGATCGGGTCGGCAGTTGGAGGGATGTCAATTAAGTCATCGCCTGGCGGCGCTGATGGAGGCGGCGCCTTGCCGGTGGCGGCTGTCTTTTCGGCAACGGCCGCACGGTGCTTTTCGAGGTAGGCTTTAACATCCGGGTCTTTAACATTTCGGGACCCGGCGGCCGACGCAGTTTTTTCACTGAAGCCGGCGCGAATCGCCGCTTCCTTATTCGAGAACCCGGCCAAAACGGCATCGGCGAAGGCTCGCTTTTTGCCTGTTAAAGCCATTAACAAATTCCTCCAAGGGAGATTTTTTCCGCGAATGAGAGACAGTGCGGTGTCGGTCGCGAAAGGGTTGCAAGCTTTACACTACCCCCTGCCCCTTCGGCCTACAGGCCGCGGCGCGCCCGATCCTTCGCCTCGCGCGCCGTCTTGGCATCGTGGCAGGGCTGGCAGAGCAGCTCCTTGTTCGAATCGTCGTCGGTCCCCTGGTCCCACAGCGGTTTGATGTGGTCGACCGCCACGCCGATGGATGTGCGGCTCTGCCGCAAGCACTCCTGGCACAGACCGCAGTCACGCTCGCGGATGCGGTCCCGGTCCTTGACGCCTCGCCAGCCGCGCACGCGCTCGACCGTGTCGGGCCGCGCTGGCGTCAGCACCTGCAAGCGACTGCCAGCAGCCTGCAGGCGAGGCTTGAGGGTATGCAGCTTGGGCATCAGTACTCGCGATCGCCGAAGTAGCGCTTGAGCTTCTCGGCCAGCGACTCGCGCCCATCGCATCGCGGCAGGTTCGCAGTGCGCTCCATGAACTCGCGGTGCGCAAGCTCGGTGCAGTCGCGCATCCAGGTGTCGAAGTGCTGCGACGCCGGATCGGGCGCCGGCGACGACTGCTGCGCTGGGCGCTCGATCAGGTCATAGACGGCCAGTGCCGGCACGATGCCGCCATCTTCAGGGTAATACTCGCAGGACACTGTGACGATCTCGCCCGCGGCAACGCGCAGCGTGAAGCTCGTCGTCATCTTCGGCAGGCCGAGAGCTTTGACCAGGTCGGCGCCGATTCTTTGCGTGGGGATAGGCTTGTTCATCATGCGCTCCAGTTATTGATTCAGCCGCGGCGCATCCGATGCAAGCGCCGCACATAGCGGCGGCGATCCAGCTGCGACAGGACGAAGGCCAGCGCGCCGATGAAGGCCAGGCTAGGCGCAGCCATGAAGCCGAGCGCAGCGGCCAGTGCAAACCAGGTCGGGCCAGTCATGGCTTGCGGCGCTGGGCCGGGACCGGGTAGTGGGTTGGCGTGCGCGGTGCGAACATCTTGGCCAGCAAGGCAGGCGAGTTGTCCGGCACCTCGCGCGTCAGCTCAATGAACGTCCGGCCGCCGCGGCCGTAGCCTTTGGCCTGGAGCGCCTCCTTCGCAGCTTCCGCTTCAGCCAGGATCCCGGCGATGCGATTCAGGTGCGCGATGTCGTGCGCCTTGAGCTCGCTGTAGCGCGGGCCAAACGCGGCGCGCAGGATCTCGGCGCGGTAGATGTCAGCGATATTCATGCATCCCGCCGCATGCGTTCGACCACGCCGTCTTCCAGCAACATCTGCATCACGAAGCGCAGCCAGGCCAGTTCGGATTCAACGCTCATGCGCATGGCGATTCCTTGTTGACTTAGACCTGCAGCGCGTCGAGCGCTTCGATCACTTCTTTTGTGAGGGCCGCAATACTCGCGCCGCGGTCTTCGATGGCAGCAGCCAGCGGAGCCTTGCCCGGCGACAGCGAAAGAACCGCTGCGACCTGCGCACCTCCGAAGCCGCAGGCATTGATCGTTCCGGTGATGATCGCCGGCTTCGCCAGCAGCGGATCGATTCGACGCAGCAGCGCGCGGACCACATCAGCATTGGCTGCGATTGCATCGCCCAGGTCGAGCATGGCCTGATCGACGTGCAGCGCCGTGGGCGCACTCGGCGATGCCTGGCGCAAGTCTTGTTGGTTCATGGATAACTCCAATTGGTGGCCGGCCGCACTAAAGCGCGCCTCAAATAAAAAAAGCCGCCGGCGCATTGCTGCGACAGGCGGCGAAATCCAGCTTTCAACTGGAAGAGACAGGGTTGTGGCGGCCGGTGCTATTGATCCAGCAACGCTCCTCACACTGAGCGCGCACTCCATCGTGCGGGCAGCGTCTTAAGTTACAGCGCGCATCAGCTAATGCGCATTCACCACACTGCCGCCTCTTTCTTGGCTATCCCAGATGGGGCCGAACGCGCACGGCGAAATCGGCGGTAGTGTGGTCGCTGGTTACGCCAGCGAGGCGTCGAAGCTCCCATGAGGCAGGGTTTCTCTCAAAGAAATTCCCAAACTGGTGCAAAGCAGCGGGGCCAGGCCGCTGCGCTTCGAGGGTGCCGGTGACAGCGTCCGGCTGCGTTAGCGCGCAAGGGTAGCGCTCGCCTGTTCTGGCCGATGCCAGGTCGCGTGTTCTATATACAGCCGGCCTTACGGCCGATTGGAGTGCATTACGAGCCCCAGAGCCATCCGCAAAGTGGGCCGTAAACGCAAAAAGCCCGAACGTTTAACGGTTCGAGCTTTTCTTTAGACGTGCGAGTACACGCATGGGCACAGTTTACGCAAAGTACAGCCGCGTTGCAACGTGTTTGCGCAACTTTTTTTCAAGCTCGTCGCGAGCCTCAAGCAGGACCGTTTCGTAGTTGGCATTCGGGAATCGCCAGACGCTGCTAATACCCTGGCTTTTATAGATGGCCCAGCGGTGAATCGCCGCCAAGCTGTCGACCATTGCATTGACGGACTCCCCCATCTTCAGGTCCGCAATGTACTGCGCCTCACCTACCGTCGCATCCGGAGGAGCATCACTAATCAGCCGCATGCCGCCACCGCTCAGATGGAGATCAGGCACTCGCATGTAGTCGACCCAGCACGCCAACAGAAGGGCATATGGATCGACCTGATGGAATGCATGATTCGCCGCCGGCTTTTCCTTGGGGGCGCGACGAAAGGTTGTTGCGGAAGGCAGGCCGAGGGCGATGGCGAAGGACATGGTGGGCTCCAGTGGTATAGCTGAGTTCCAGCTGCCAGAAGTTTACCACTCACAACAAAAAAGATTGCCCTGCACGAAGTTTTCTAAATCGCAACCTGTAGTGCCGATGCGACGCGCATGCACTAGATGCGGTATCTGTGCATGCGCGTCGGCAGCCTCAATCCGACGAACAACTTGAGCTGCTGTCGCTCGAACTGGACGAGCACGAATCGCTGGACGACGACCAGTCCCCGGAGGCGCCGCCGCCATCGAACGAGCCGCCGCCACCGCCGCTGAACGCGTAGTGCGAACCATGATCTGCATTGCCGTGGGAGCTGGAGTGCGAACGCGGCAGGTCGTAGTCGTACGAAGGCGCCGGCATTGTCCAAGTCGACTCATCCCGCGCTTGCGTACTCGACGTCGTCTGACGCGCCGCCGGAGCTGGCCGGGCCGTTGGGCGTCGAGCGTCATTCACATAGCGGGTCGGCGGTGGCGGTGGCGGCGCTGGACGATGCGCCGCCGGGCGTAGACGCGGACCGCGCGCTAGATCACCCTTAATCCGCTCGCGCATTTCGTCGTACTCAGCCTCGCGCTCGCGGAACCGCTTTACGCGCTGCGCATACTCGCGCAGAACGACCGCGCCGATGACCAGCGCGGCCGCAACAGCTATCAATCCGAAGACTGCATCCATGGCATCCCTTTATAAATGTGCCGCGCAGGTCGGCGCGCGGCTTGCCGCCGGCTTATGCCGCTTTCGCTTGCTGGTCGACTGGGGTGCCGATCTCGATGCGCACCGCGCCCGGCTTCGGCCCGTATTCCCTGCGGATCGTCACAGGGTCGAACTGTGCGTCGTTAATTTCCAGGGCCTCGGCAACGCCGTCCAGCGCCGGCTTGCAGGCGGCCAGCAGGTTGTCGCGGTCCCGGTGGCGCCGGTCCGGCTGGATGAAGGTGATCACCAGCGGTACCGTGTCGCTCTTGCGCCGCTCGACGCAGTACCAGGGCGTGCCGAGCGCCGTCACTCGGGTCACGGTGTAGGCGGCCGTGCGCGCCGACTTGCGCAGTGCCGATGTTGCAGCCCAGTGCACGCCCTTGGAGCGGTTCGGGTTCAGCTTCGGGTTCGGGAAAGGCAGGTCGATGACGATCAACGGCGCGCCTCCACCGTTGCCGCGACTGCTGCGGCCAGGCGATGCAGCCGGGCGTTGAACCAGCGGCGGATCGCGTACGAGCGCACCACGCTGATCACCGTGTAGATGCAACCCATGGCGAAGTTGGCGCCCGGCGTGATGTGGAAGCCGAACAGCGGGAAGATCAGCATGTTCGCGCAGTAGTTGATCGCGAAGCCGATGATCACGTTGATGATGGCCTCGATAAACGAGCCGAGTCGGGTTTGGGTCATGGCTGCAGCTCCTTGACCGGGCGATCATCGCCCTGCGGGAAGGTCTTCGAGTACAGCGTCAGCATGCGCAAGTTGCACATCGCGTGCGCCAGGTGCGGCAGGCCGGATTCGGGGTCGCACTCTTCGCCGCGCTGCCAGGCAGCCATGTGGCGCATCGCGCAGGCGAACGGCACCGACCAGGCCATGCCCTTGGTCCAGTTCCAGGCAGCGTACTTCTGACGGCCGTACATCCAGACGCGCGCCTCATCTTCGAGCGTGCCCATCGGGATCAGGGAGAAGTCCGGCTTGCCAGCGTTGAAGCGGGCGCCGCTGCCCTTCGCGTCGCTATTGATGTCGCCGATGCCGCCGGCGGATGCTGCTTTCATATCGCCCATATCATCCTTTCGTTTCGGGTTGTGCTGCGTTGTTGTTTTGCGCCTTCGTGCGCTGTTTTTCGACCCATGCCGTGCGATCTGCGGTGCCGGCCCAGTCCTGCGCATACCTTGCGCATTTCTTCGTGCCCCACGGTGTGAACGGGTTTTTGATCTTTACGGCCGGGTCGTTGTCGTATCCGTGACATCGGCCGAGGCCAACCTTGGCGTGCTCTGGATGCGCTTTCATCTTGAAGTGCTTGCACAGGGCGCAGATGTCCTTGATCTCGTCGGTCATGCGGCTGATTTCTCCTGTGCCTGCTTCAGCATCTGCTTCAGGAAGCCGCGTTCTTTCGCCGGGCGGATCTGGTCCTGGATCGGGATCGGCTCAGCGGCCGGCGTCGTCGGGCGGACGAACACCTGCGGCGCCGGCGGCTTCCCGCCGTTGTCGATCGCGGCGCGGATGCGCGCATCCCAACTCTGCGTCGACTCGCCGTAGTGCGCGGCGCCGACGCCGACTTCGTTGGCTTTGGCCAGCCGGGTAGCGTCGCTCAGCCACCAGGCGCCGCCGCCGGCCGGCTTCTTGGCCACCTCGGGTGGCGTCCAGTCCAGGTCATAGTGCTCACCGGGTCCGAAGAAGGTCTCGGGCGACTTGATGTACTGGCCGGTCGCCTGAATATAGGTCGCATATGCGCGCGTGCCGATGAGCATCGCCTCGACCGTAGTGCCGGCCTTGATGCGCGCCGACCACGCCTTGAACGTGAGGCGCTTGTTCGCTCCCGGTCGCTGCGGGTAGGCCTGCCACACTTCCTCGAATGCGGACGGGTAGTCGTTGCGCTTCATCTTTCCCGGCGCCGCGGCGGCGCGCAGCGCCTCCAGCTCGTCGAGGATCTCGGCCACCGTCGACGACTTCATGTGCACCGTTTCGCGGTTGGCGATCAGTTCGCGCAGAGGGGAGTAGTCACGCATGACCGCCCTCCCCGATGTTCGCGTAGCGCTTCGCCAGGAACACCTGGCCGGCGCCCGTCACCATCGTCGTGAAGGTCGGATGCTTTACGCCGTCCTTGTCCGTGTAGGGCGCCTGCTCGACCACGCTGAAGTAGCCGCGGTCCAGATACTTCTGATACGGCAGATTGTTGTCGAGCAGGATGCCGTCGGCCTTCAGGCGTTTGAAGAACCGGTTTTGCCCGAAGCCGAGCGCCTTGGCGATTTTCCCGATGTGGCACGTGCCCTCGATCTTCCGCACAGCCTCCGCGAACGCCACCTTCGGCGCGTCAGCAGCGACCTTGCCCTCGAGGGCGAGGCGCTCGGTTTCGGTCTGCAAGAGCAACTGGATCACCTCGAGCCGGGACATCTCGACAACCGGGCGCGGCGCGGCGAACTCCAGCTCCATCCAGCGGTCGATGATCCGGGCGCGCAGCACCGGGTTGTATCCGGACGCGACGATCAGGCAGTCGCGCTTCTCCAGGTCGTAGACCATCGTCGGTCGACCGCCACCTTCCGGAAAGTGTTGCCGTGCAGTATTACGACCAAGTCGTAAAACCCCTTCATTCATCAGGCGCTCGATTGAGGCGATCACGTCGTTGTGGCGCGCCTCGCAGATGTCGGCGATTTCACGGCTCGACATCGTCTGCGCCGCGGCGGCGTTTTGCAAATTCACCATGCTTCCCATGTCGTTTCCTTTCTATTACATCAGCGCCGAGAACCAGGTCTGTGGCGCGATTCGTGTTTGCGCGGCCGTCATGCCCGCCCGGGCGATGCCGATGTATCGGGTGTAGCGCACATCCTCGGCACCGCCGGCCAGCGCCTTCTCAACTGCCTTGCGGACGCGGTGCCGATACCTGCGATTGCCCTCGGCGCCGGTCCGCCGGTGCAGCGTGCACGGTGCGTCCTCGCCGTGGCCGGCAACGATCACCGGCTGGTAGGCGCCGCTCCCGCGAGCGTGCCGCCACTTCCCGATGTGGCACAACTGCGACTTCATCACCGAGAGGCGGTACCGGACCTGCTGCAGCGTCATGCTTGTGCGCTCGACGATCTGGTCCATGGTCGCCGGCAGGACGGCCAGGATCCGGTGAGCCTCGAGGTCGCCGTAGCTCGGGTTGCAGTCCGGGCAGCGGGCGGCGCCGCGCTTGATCGTCGGCGCGTCCGCCTGCAGCATGTGACCGCAGGTGCAGGCCAGGCGCCAGACCGCACTGCCATGCTTGGTGACGCCGGCGCGCTCGACCGCCGCCAGATTGGCATAGGGCGAGGCTGGCGGCTTCGCGGTGCGCTGGCCGGGCATCGTCATGCCGCCTCCCGCTCCGGCTGCGCCGCATCCATCGCCTCCATGTCGAACAGCGATGGCATGCTGACCTCGCGCTCCATCGCCCGGCAGTAGTGCACCTGGTCGGCGAAGTAGGCAGGATTCAGCTCCGAGCCGGCGCCGCGGCGGCCCAGCTTCATCGCGCGCACCGGCACCGTGCCCAGGCCGCAGAACGGGTCGTAGACCACGTCGCCCGGGTTGCTGTAGCGCTGGATGATGCGGTCGACGATGTCGATCTGGAACGGGCAGACGTGGTTTTCGACGGCGCGCGCCGACTGCTCGCCGTTCAGGGTGCGCATGCGCACGATGTCGTGCCAGACCATCGGATCGGCGCTGCCGGGCGCCAGGCTCATGTAGGTGGCCGGCAGCGCCTTGTTGGCCAGCATCTGCTCGCCGACCGCGACGTGGTACTCGTAGTTGTAGACGTTGGCCAGCGACAGGTCGGTGAACATCTTCGCCAGCTTGGCCGGGCCGTAGCTGGCCAGCTCCTGGGCGCTCAGCAGCCGGTCGCCGCTCGAGCGCCAGAACGCGTGCGCATCGACCTGCCAGCGCGCGACGCTGTAGCCGGTACCGGGCACCGGCGGCAGCCGGCGGTCGAACGGCACTTCGGTACCGTCCTCGCCCAGGCACAGCGGCTTGGCCTTCGTCACCGGCTCGTCGGCGTAGCCGCGGCTGCGGTCGGTCTGCGGTTTGTGGAACAGCAGGATGTATTCCGGGCTGCCTACACCCATCTTCGTGCCGTCCTTGCACACCTCGCTGTAGCCCAGGCGGTAGGTCTGGTTGTTCTCGCGCACCACGTCGGTCACCACCGTGATCATGCCCAGGTAGTCGAAGCCGTGCTTCATACCGTGGAACAGCGCCTCGGCGTGGAATGGGCTGACGGTCGGCACGCCGGCGCCGGTGACGTTGCCGAAGTTGATCCGGTCCTTGACGTGGCAGGCGTAGATGCGGCCGGGCTTCAGGATCCGGCGCAGCTGCGGCGTCAGGAAGTCCATCTGCGCCCAGAAGTGGCCGTTGTCCTGGGTGTGGCCGAAGTCGTTGTAGCTCGGGGTGTACTCGTAATGGTTGGCGAACGGGATGCTGGTCGCGATCAGGTCGACCGAGTTGTCCGGCTGCTCGATCGCTTCCAGCACGCAGTCGTTGTTGGCCACCATGAAGCGCTCGCCTTTGACGACATGCCGCTCGACGCCGATCGTGCGCGCGAGCGAATCCTTCATCGACAGCTGGTCCAGTCCGTACGAGCGGATGATCTCGCCCATCTTCTCCTGCATTTCGTCGTGCCGGCGCCATTTCTCCTGCAGCTCGGCCAGCACCGCGCGCTCGACCTCGGTGTGGATGATGTCGATGCGCACCGGGTGTGACTGCTGGAAGCGCTGGATGCGGTGAATCGCCTGGATGAAGTCGTTGAACTTGAACCCGATGCCGGCGAAGATCGCGCGGTGGCAGTGCACCTGGAAGTTGCAGCCGGATCCGGCGATGATCGGCTTGGTCGATAGGATCCGGAACTCGCCATCGCTGAAACCGGCGATGCGCTGCTCCCGCTGGTCCAGGTCCTGCGTACCCCACACACTCACCGCCTCGGGTAGCGCTGCCTGGATGGCGTGCCGCTCGTCCTCGAGGTCGTGCCAGATCACGAAGTGGTCCGCTGGCGCCGCGGTCACGATCTCGGTCACCTTGGCGACGCGCGCGGCCAGGCTCTGCCGCTTCTCGCCGGCGGCGGCCGAGAGGCCCATGGCGACGTTCGGGATGAGCAGGCCCTGGCCGTTCTTCTCGGCGCCGGCCGCATCGTAGTCGCTCGGCACCTCGTGGTAGTGCACCTCGAGCGGCGGCAGGTCGTAGCCGGCGTCCGAATGGCCCAGGTCGCTCGGCCGGCGGATGAAGCACGCCCAGCTGGCGACCCACAGCCAGAATTCCTGTTCCTTGTGCGGGTACAGGGTCAGGTTGCCGGCCTTCTCGCTGTCGCGCTGGAAGAAGCGGGTCAAGGCCTGCCCGGTGTCCATCACACCCAGGAAGCCGGCGTAGTGGATCAGCTCCTTGAAGCGGTTTGGGCTCGGCGTAGCCGTGAACACGAACTTGAATTCGACCTGGTCGAACATCGGCAAGAATTCCTGGTAGGTCTTGCTGCCGAAGCTGCGCAGGATGCTCGCCTCGTCCAGCGCGGTGGCACCGAAGCGGCCGACCGTGATCTTGCCCTCGCGCACCGATTCGTAGTTCGTCATGTAGACGGTACCGGGTCCGCCGATTTCCTCATTCGAGCGAATGAATTTCAGGTCGACGGCATAGTCGCCGGTGAAGCGCTTCGCGACCTCGCGCGCGAACTCCTGGCGCACGCCGAGCGGCAACACGATCAGGCGGTACATTTCGGGGAAGCGGATGCCGATCTGGCGCATTACCTCGAGGTTCGTGCTGGTCTTGTGCAGGCCGAACGAGGCGAAGACCGCGCGCTGCCCGCCCTGCAGTGCCCACCGCACGATGTCGCGGGTGTGCGGCTTCAGGCCCGGGTTGATCTGCTCGAGCGGAACGTCGAAGCCCTTGGCGGCGGCCAGTTTGATCTTGGCGCGAAGGAAGGCGTTGTATTCTTGTAAAATATTGCCAGACATAATTACTCCACGGTGATTTGTTCAGAGGCCGCGCCGGCTGCAACCGTCGTGGTCTCGCTATTTCTGATCATGGATATGCACTCGGCCAGCAGCTCCCGCTCGGTGCCGTAGCGCGCCTGGAAGGTCGCCTTGCGGCCGTGCAGGCTGATCCGGCCGCGCGGGTCGGTGTCGTCCTGCTGGTGGTGCGGGCCGCACAGCGGCAGGACCAGGAAGTGCGCGCCCGGCTTCGTGCGGCCGTCGATGTGGTGCAGGCTGATCGTGCGGTTCGTCCAGCCGTCCTTCAGGCAGGCGATGCACGGCAGCTTGCCCATCTTGTCCATGAAGCGCGCCTCCTCGGCGGTCGGTGGGCGGCCTTTCATCCCACGCGACTTCATCGGCTTGGCAAGCTTCGCCGGCTTCGATTCCCGGTTTCGCGGGAACGCAGGGGCGGCGGGCGGCATTGCCTTGCGCAGCTTCGCGACCGCCTGAGCCTCTTTGCGATCCGCCCGGGCAAAGCCGTTGGACTTCATCGGCGTCTTGCGCTCGAGCGGCTTGCCGGGCTTGAGTGTCGAGTTGCGCATCATGGCTGCACCTGTTCGACCCCGATGCGCCGGTGCTCTTTCGCGTGACACCTGGCGCACAGCCAGCGAACCTGCAGCGGCTTCGAGTAGTCATCATGGTGGCCATGCACGCGGCTCGGCTGGTTGCAATCAGAGCAAGCGGATGGGCGAATCATCGCGCCAGATCTCACGGCCTCATTCAGCAGTTGCCGCGCGCGGACCTTCTCGTCCACTGGCCGTCGGCGAGCCGCCAGGCGTTCGCGCTCCCTGAACTTTTCAGGGTCTTTCACTCGCGCGCGCGCCATGTGCGCGGCGTTCGACTCCCTGGCCTGATCCTTATCCCTCGATGCGATATTTGTCGCACCGTGACATGCCTTGCACTCACTTTTGATGCCGACGGCCGTGCGGGCGCTCTTGTAAAACCCCTCTTTCGGGAAGAACGACCCGCAGCGCCCGCAGCGGAATCTGACTTGCCCATCGACCTCCCGTGTTTCGCGCTGCTTCCAGGGCGCCGGCTTGCCCAGGCGCGCGGCGCGCATCTTGGCCTTTGCCTCTTCGGTATGTGGTACGCAGTGATTAGCCGACATTCGACCTCCGGAATTCGACTACCCAAACGAATGGGTTGGCCTCCCAACTGCCGGCGCCGTTGATGCTCTCCCACAGGTCTCGGTAGGCGCGAATCGACGGGGGCAGCAACTCGCCGGCGCAGTAGCCTCGCATGTGCCGGTCTTCGATGGTCACGCCCTCGGCGCGCGCATCCGCCTCGCTGATGCCTTGCAGCCGCTCGACGCGCACCGACGCGATCTCCAGCAGGATGCGGCTGGCCCAGCGCGGCATGTGGATGCTCGGGCGCCAGACCAGGTCGTGGCCGTCCCAGCCCTCGCGGTAGATGCAGTGCTCCGGCTTCTGGAACTTGCGCGGGATGTCCGACAGCGGCGAGCCTTTGCATCCCATGTACTGGGTGTAGTGCCACGTGCCATCGTCCTCTGGGTCTTCCAACCAGGTCTCGCGCACCCACAGGAGGTCGCCGGGTTGTCCGTAGGGACAAGCGATCGGCGCGCCGACGCTATCGACAAACCCGCCCTGCACATTCAGGATTGCTCCGATCGGCGCCCAGAGTTCCGGCTGCGGCTTGACGATGCGCCGCGTCTGCGTCTTGCTGCCGCCCAGGATGGCGCGGACCATCGGGCCGGTGAAGAGGATTGGGCGCTCTTTCATGCCTCACCCCCACCGATGGTCTTGATCGTCACCGCCTCGCGCACCGACCAGGCCGGCACGTCCGCGCGCGGGCCGCGGCGGTTCGGGATGTGCTTTGCGCTCAGCGAGCCGGTGCGCCAGTCGCCGCGGTACTGGGGCGCCGTCGGCTCCCTGGCCGGCTCGTCGCCCGGCGCCGGCTGCAGGCTGTCGTAGTAGATACGCGCATCGGTAGTGCACGTGATCTTCCCGTCGTCGGTCGCCACCAGCCAGCCGACCTGGATCGCGCGGTCGAGCACGCCCTGGCGTTTGGATTGCTGGCCGCCGAACGAAACCGCGGTGAACAGCTCCTCCTTGGTCTTCGGGCCGTGCTTGTGCAGGTACTCGCCGGCGATATAAGGGATCGTGCCGCGCGCTACGCAGCGGCTTTGTTGTCGCGTAGTCATGCGGCCCTCCGGATATTGAGTTTTGTCGAGCAGCCGCCGGCGTGCGGCAGGCCAGGTAATGCGCCGCAGGCGGTGCAGCGCGTCTCGGATTGGTGGATGTAGGTCATGCGGCGTACTCCTGCTCTGCCAGCTCGCAGAAAAACGAACAGCTCGGGAGCTTGTCGTTGCGGCGCGCCGGGCCGGACGGGATGTCGCGCAGCGAGTAGCGCTCGTTGGTCTGACGGTTGCGGAAGATGTAGGCGCCTGGTCCGATCTCTTCCTGCACGCGCGCCAGCTCTTCGAACTGCTCAGGGAAGTCCTGGCGAATCGCGCGCCAGTAGCCCTCGCCGCCCTTCACGCATCCAATGCAGTTCGCGTTTTCGTAGCCCATCAGGTACATCAAGGGCAGTTCGATCCCGGCGCGCTGGACCATCGCCTTGCAGTCCTCTTTGCCGAGGCCGGCCTCGATCAGCGGAGCGATCACCGGGCGATCGGGGTTGCGCTCGCGGAAGTCGTCGAGGCGATCCGCCTCCTCGGCCGTGAAGCCGAACACGATCACATCACCCGGCTGCTTCCAGGTGTCCAGCAGTTTTCGCTTAAGCTGGGTGGTGCAAGGCGCGCCGTTCGGGCCCTTCATGAACTGCCTGCGCTTGAACACCTCGACCGTTGATGCGCCGTACTTCTCGTCTCGCAGCACGGTGATCGGGCGCCCGAACCACTTTTCGCAGTCAGCCAGGAAGCGGCGATTGTCCTCGTGCTCCTGCTTGATGAAGGCGTTGATGATCTGGACATCGTGGGTCGCGCCGTACTGCGCAAGCGCGAGCTTGGTGACAACCGCAGAGGCTGCGCCGCAGCTGAACTGGCAAACGATTCGACCGTTCATGCCCGCGCCTCCATTCTGGCCGGGCCGGCGCCGAAGAGCGCAGCAACCATCGGATCGCGCGCTGGCGCCGCGCGGCTGACGCGAACTGCGATGCGTTCGTCATCCCCGAGGATGTGGAAATGCCGGTTCGGGTCACGTGCGGCGATTTCCACACTCGATGGCCGAACTGGGCGCGCAGGGGCGGCGTCCATACTTTCGAGGTAGGCGGCAATCTCTTCCTCGCTCGCTGTGAGCCGGTAGATGCCAGGCATCAGCGGCCATGTAATGGGCGCTGCGCAGTGAAGGACCGTCAGGTGCTCTCGCAGGTCTGCGATGTACGTGCGCGCAGCGGATTCGCCGATGCCCAGCAGCTTGGCGACCTCGCTGCGCGTCATCTGGCGGGATGCCAGGGCATTTACCAGCTTGCGGAGGCTCGCCAAGCGGGCGGCGGTGTGGCTGTTGGTGTTGGAGGTGGGGCGAGTCATGCTGGGACCTCGGCGCTTTCTGCTGGCGCGGCCGCGGCTGCCGCTGCAGGGCGCCCCATGCTCGCCAAGTCGTCCACCGCCGGCAAGCTGTTGACCCAGGCGGGCGCCGCGGGCAGATGCCAGTCGTCACGCATCGGCATCAAAACACCCACAAATTCAGGCGCTGCAGGCACGCGGAACACGACGCTTGCATCGGAAGCACCCTTCACGCTGAAGAATTGCATTCCGCTGTAGCCGCGCGACTTCTCCCCAACCTTTCCGGCGATGATGGCGGCTTTCTCAGCGAGGGCGATCAGCGGTGCGCCGAACATGCCGACCAGCCCAGGCTGCAGCGTCTCCGCCTTGGGGATCACGCGCTCATACCGCGGGTACTGGCACTCGACATCGGGCCGGCCAGCCTGGATGTAGACCTCGGCGCCGCCCTTCTCCACAACCGCCAGGCGGTCGCCGAGCATCACGACCTCGCGCTCGTTTTGCACGCCGGCGGCGCATGCCTGCTGCATTCGCAGATCGAAGCGCAGCGTCACCTCTTCGTCGCACACGGCGTGGCGATCGTGGATCGCGCCCAGAGCATGGCCGTTGGTCGCGCAAATCACAGCGCCTCCGTCCTTGTGCGGCCGGACGTTGATGGCGTTCAGGTAGTAGCGGATGTCGTTCTTGGCGATGAACGGCGCGATGATCGGCAGCAGCTTGGCCGTCAAGCGCAGGTTGGCGTGCTTGCTCATTGCTCACCGCCGATCACGGCGCGTGCGGCCGCATTCAGGTCCATATCGGTCAGCTTGTGAGGCTGGATGTTCTCGACGCCGAAGAACTCGGGCGGGCAGCACAGGGCGATCCATGCGCGCAGGGCAGCGTTGATGAGGACCTTGTTCGATTCGCTGATATCGGGATAGTTGGCCGCCAGCTCGGCGCCGACCAGTGCGCGGGCTCGCGCCGCCATGATGGCGATGATGTCGTCCGCCGTGATCAGGTCGGCGAGCTTGATCTCCTTCGTGTCGGCCGAGTAGACGATGTCTTCCGGGCGCAGCCAGTCGTTCAGGATGATCAGGTTCGACAGCATCTGGGCGTCGAAATCCTCTGGCGTGGTCGACCAGCCCTTGCGCGTGACGATCGCGGTGCGGACTTTTTCCCAATGGGCGGCGCGTGCTGCCAGCACGGCCGAAGACTGATCTTCACCAGCGTGCGACGCCAGCGTGAATTTTTCTGATAACATTCGTTTCTCCAGTTTTGCTGTTGTTTTAAGAAGCCCAGTTCCCGCTGGGCTTTTTCATTGCTGCGGTACTGCCATTTCTGCCTTCAGGCGCTCCCAGCGCGCAACGCTCATCACGCTCGGCGGCGTCAGGCCCAGGTCGCCGATGCACCCAGGCTCACCGGCCGGCAGCGACCACTTGCCCTTGCTGCGCTTGGCGCCGATCTGGGTCAGCGCCGGGACAACTGCCGAGCCGCGACCGAAGCCGTTCCAGCTGCACCACTCCTCGCCGATCTTTGCCGCGATCTCGCCCGGGCCGAGCGGCGTGCCGGCTGCGAGCAGCACCTGGCGCACCTTCTCGTTGCGCTCGGCCGCCGTCGGCTTCATCGGTTTGCTCGTTTGATTCAAGTGCCCTCCTTTCATGACGGCGCGCAGATTCAAGGACGCGCGCCGGGTTATCGTGGTATTGGTGGGGAGCGGTCTACGCTTCCGCCGCTTCGGCTTTTTCCGGCATGCGGAAATGCTTGCGCCGGTCACCCATCAGGCGGCGCAGCTCCCGGATCTCGATGTCGCTCACCTCGTGCATCTTGATCAGCATCGTCGGACCCACCGGCAGCCGGCCGTGACGCAGCCTGCTCACCACCGGCGGCTGGACTTCCAGTAGGCGCGCCAGGGCCGCGTCGTTCTTGAGGTTCAGGTGCTTGTGCAGGTGATCCAGCAGCGCGCCGGGATCCGGGTTGAACTCTTCGGCCTGGCCGGCCGTTGCTGCAGCTGCTGCGGTCATTGCTCTCTCCCTGGTGGTGTTGGTATTGGTGGCGACATTCCCGCCGCCTGGGCTGCTGCTCACTTCGAAACCGGTTCAGTGCCCTGCTCCACCTGCGCCAGCGCCGCTTCGAGCGAACGCTTTGCCGCGGTATCCGCCTCGATCGATTCGCCGACCTCCTTGATCGCGTTACGCAGGGTGTCGGGCGTTGGCTGGGTGGCGGCGGTCACCAGGGCGGCCTTGGCCTCGGCGCCCTCCTTGATCATTTCCTGCAGGTGGCGCATGCCGTCGAAGCGTGCCGGCGTCACCGGGGCCATGCTGTGCGACTCGACGCCCAGCGGGCGGTACATCTGGTTCAGGCAGTGCAGCTTCACGTCCAGCGGCAGCGCGGCCAGGATGCTTGGCACGATGTCGGCCGGCAGCGGGCAGCCACCGTCCAGCCAGCGGAAGAGCTTCTGCGCGGCTTTCTTGGCCTGGGTGTAGGTGTCGCCCGAAAAGGTGAAGTCGACGCCGGTCGCAGCCTCGCCGCCCAGCGCCTGGTGCGCCGTCATGACTTCAATGGCGACCGCTTCGCGGCTGGCATTGACGGCGCGGCGCCATGCCTCGATCTCGGTACGAAGAATTCCGGCGACGCTACTTGCATGAGTATTCATATTCATGACTGTTTCCTTTTATTCACTTATTCTGGGAACACTGAATTTCGACAACATTCGAGGCCTAAAAAATGCCCGTCTCCCAAGCATTCGTACTGATGAACCTTGATCTGGTTGCCGTGCCGCTGTATGCCGGTGCGGCCGGAATGGTTACGATCTACTGCGGCCAGCGCCGTGCCGCTCAGCTGCTGGGCGGCGAGTGCTCCCGGATGTACGCCCAGTCGACGTCGGGCCGCAGCGACTCGCAGCGAACCTTGCCTCCGGTCAAGCGCTCGATGGCTGGGCAGTGCTCAGCAGGCACGCGGCGCCCGCCGAGCTTCCACTGCCCGACCGCCCCCTTCGTTACCCCAAGGCTTTCGCCCAAGGCCTGCATCGACCCAAGCTCTGCTGCGGCTTGATCTAGCGCTTCGTTTGGAGTCATGTTTTTTATGAAGATGGTGTGTTGATGCCTAAGTATAGTTTTCCTATACATTCAAAGTCAAGCATTTCTATACCAAGTGGGTTTAGATTTACTATACGATTCGGGCGATGGAAGATTTGAAACAGTTAATCGCCGCTTGGGCGCGGGAAGCGCGCAAGTCTGCCGGGCTCTCGCAAGGAGAGCTGGGGGCAAAACTTGCGCTTGATCTTGGTGGCGAGCGGGGCCATACCAAAGCGAATGTCTCCCATTGGGAAACAGGGAAGCACCAGCCCAGCATCCAACAACTACTGGCGATTGCGAGGGTCACGGGGCACTTGCTGCCGCCGTCTCTTAGGACATCTTTTGGTCAGTCCGAGCTGGACGACTTAGCCAATCAAGGCGGCCTGAATGGAAGTGCTCAAGTCCACATCGTAAAGCAGACTCCGACGACAACTCTTCAATGGGTTACAGATCGGGAAGCAGAGCTATTGAGTGAGTTCCGAGCGTGTACTGAGCCGCAGAAAAATCGTTTATTGTCGTCAGCGCGCGGGCTTCCCAAGTCTGCCGCCATCACCAGCACTCGCGACAAGGCGCAGTCCCGCTGACGCTCGCCTTGGGGAACATTCTGCAATCGCCTGCAGCATAGCAAGCGCATCGATTTGAGCGTCGTCGCTCATGCTATCGAAAGCTTCAAGAGCCGCGGCACGTCGGCCCGGCTGTTCTACGTATTGCTGTCCCACTGTTCCTCCGCCTGGAGATTCCTGCTGTTGTGTTGTGCCGCCAATGGCGCCCAGGTGCTGTCGGGCTCCAAGCTCGGCTGTCTCGTTTTTCTTGAACAACTGTACATCCATACAGTATGGGTCAAAGTTTAGCGCACTTTACTGACAAAGTGCCATGTCCAATAAAATATTTCCGTGCGGTTCTGGGATGTGGGAATTGGTGAGCTTTTTGCAATGCTTCAGCGCTATACTCGCGCGAGCGATACGGCACGCTTAGATGCCGTCACCAGGGGTACGCATCATGAAAAGAGCGCTGATCATTATCCTAATGGCTGTCGCGTGCGCGGCACAGTCTGCGCCAAAAGCGAAGCTGAAGGCAGCCGCGAAGCCGGACCCAGTCGCAGCCGCGCACGAGCGGGTCAAGGACGCGCTGAAGGACCCGGATTCCGCCAAGTTTCGCAACGAGTTCGTTGCGCGCGACGGCGCCGTCTGCGGCTTCGTGAACGCCAAGAACAGCTATGGCGGCTATGGCGGCTTCAGGCGCTACATCGTCGAGCCCGACCGTGTGATGCTGGACGGTGATGGTGACGACTCATGGAAGATGGATTCGCACTGGTATGACGTGTGTTCGGAGTTCGAGCCAGCGGCCAAGCAAGCGGCATCGCAGTGATAATTGGAGAGTCTTTTGCCAATTTGACAGCGTATGATTTGTGGTCGACCTTGGCACTTCCAGATGGAGACCCGATTGACCCTTCATTTCAACCCCGAGCAAGGCTCCGTCCTGATTTGCGACTTCAAGGGGAGTCAGGATCCCGAGATGAACAAGCGCCGACCTGTGGTAGTGATATCGCCACGTATGCGTAATCGACAACGCTTATGTACGATTGTCCCGCTCAGTACTACGCCACCGCGGCCGATTGAACTCTTTCACCATCGACTCGTTATCGACCCGGTCTTGCCTTCGCCAAATGACGCCCCATATCACTGGGTAAAGGCTGACATGGTGTACACCGTTTCTTTTTCCCGACTCTCATTGCCGTTCGCCGGCAAGGACACCTCAGGCGCCAGGCTTTACGACAACCGAGTTTTGCCTGAAGAGGACATTGTTGCAATACAGAAATGTGTGTTGCACGGAATTGGACTTGGACCGTTGACCTCACATCTTTTTTGATGTATTCTTTGCATGTACCCGCTCTGCTTTGGCATCGGGCTTAAGTCCTCTTCGGAGGCCGCTGCAGACAGGAGATTGCAATCCACTGTAGTGTCTACTGGGCCACCTTCGGGTGGCCCTTGCTTTTGCTCATCCCCGGAATCGCGGGGACGAGTAAATCGGCCCTCGGCCACGTTTTTACGCCCAGGTCGCTGACTCGCTCTTGCTGTCGCGCCGGGCCGGGCCTACTTCGAGCGGCGCTTCCTTGGCTTGCGCGCGCCACGCGGCACCTTCATGTCGAACTTCGGCAGCCAGCGCTCGAACGTCGTGAGCATCACGCCAGCTGGCACGTACCAGGTCTTCCGCTCCCCATCCCACCTGGCGCCCAGGCGACGCGCCTCGTCTTTTTCCGCGTACGGCACATTCAGTTTGGTCATCGCCTCCAGCCTTCCTGCGCCCTCGCGCGTATTAGATAACTCATGCTCAGAATTTAGATAACGCATCTGTTACCTAATCAATCACGCTTCTACTGCCTCCGCTTCGCTGCGCGCTTCGCTTGCGGCCGCATTACTTCGTAATGCTGGCAAGCTTGCGCTTGCCGGTTTTTATTTCCTGCTTGTTAGCTTTTCTTTTTCTCTAGCCCCCAGCCCCCAAGCTTTAACTAATACGCGTGCGAACGCGAGCGCGTGCGTGGTCGCTTCCTTCAGGTGTTAGCTCGACAAGCGCGTGCGCGCCCGAGGCACCATCCGACAGACTTTCGGGTACAGGGCTCTCTCTTCGCCACCCTGTGTGAGTCTCACCCTTGCCCCCCCGTTTCTTTCACCAGGTCGCAGTCTCACCTTTCCCCCTACCCCTGTGTGTTTTCTGCAGGTAAGGCGGTCAACCGAACTCGGCTGACAAAACGAATTCTAAACACGCACAAATATTTTGTATAGTTTTTCTTTACTTTTTTTGTATAGGTATTATATACTTGATCCAACGCAGCGAACTCAACCAGGACCCAGCGATGCCGCAAACCAGCAAGCCCGACCGACAAGTGGTGCGCAGCTGGATGCACCAGCGCCAGGAAGAGAACAGGCCGCCGCCGAGCCTGGAAGAAATTCGGCGCCAGTTGGGCTGGAAATTGGTTGAGGCAGAGCGCGAGGCGAAACAGCCTCGGTAACGAAAGCAGGCGGCGCATTGGACGCGGCGCAAACAGGAGATCGGAATGGGAACTCGTGCAGATTTTTACGTGGGCAAAGGCAAGGATGCCGAATGGCTCGGCAGCATCGGCTGGGACGGCTACCCGTGCGGGATCAGTGAGGCGGTGCGAGCAGCGGCCGACGAAGCGTCGTACCGCGCGGCGGTTAGCAGCTTCTTCGCCACTCGTAACGACGTCACCCTGCCGGAGCATGGCTGGCCGTGGCCCTGGAACGACAGTGGCACGACCGACTACTCGTATTGGCACTTCGACGGCAAAACGATGGGCTCCTGCTTCGGCGGTGAGTACTTTGCTTGCGACAACGAGCCCGAGGATGCTGTCGAGCACCAGGTGATCGAGATGCCCGATATGAGCGCAGCGAAAAAAGTCGCAGTTGCCGGCGGCAACCGATCTGGCGTGATCGCCGTTGGGGTGTAACACAACCCCCGCGCCCACTCCACCGGGCGCACAAGAGAAGCAACTTGCAGGACCGCAGGAAGAACACCTCGCGCAACAAGACGCGAAACCGCTGCACCGCCGCTGACTGGTTTGTCGGCATCTGGGCCGCAGCCAGCCTGGCAGTTGGGGCGATCGGGATGTGGAACTTGATTTGGAGCTTTTGACATGAACAAGCAGCAATTGCGTGAGGCGATCGCGAATGCCATCCAGTACGCCGACGAGCAGGACGTGGTGGACCAGCAGCGGCCGCGTAAGCGCGGGTACTACGAGCGCAAGTGGGATCGCCTGAATGCCTTCCTGACCGGGCTCCAGGTCAAGCTGGGCACTCACGATTCGGAGGTGCAGACGCTGATCAACGACTTCCAGTCGCGAGTGATCCACGAAGAAAACCCGCTGCTCGACGCAGCAGACAGCAACAAGGAAAAGCCGGAATGAACGCAGCACCGAAACCCTGGACCGACGCCTACCTGCGCGCCGCCATCAAGGACGAGATCGAGCTGGCCAAGGCCAAGATGCGCCGCCGCGTCTCGATGCCGAGCCTGATCACGATGATGACCGACCTGTACCCGGACCCGCCGCGCGGCCAGGGCCTGGTCAGCGCCGGTGCCGCACGCCACACGCTGGGCGCCACTCCCCTGCCGCGCTGGCGGCGCAGCTGGGCGGCAGCCGGCCCGCTGATCGGCGAGCTGGGCCTGGAGATCCGCCACGACACCGATGAGGGCTCCGTCTCGGTTGCTGTCGCCGGCGAGCGCCGCGGTGTCGCCGAGGCCTACCACGATCACCCGAGCGTCGACGCTGCCGTGATGGCTGCCCTGGTGCGCGCTGCGACCAAGGCATTTACCGAAGCGCGCGACCAGTAACCCCTATCGCTCGATATCGAGCCGCCGGCACGGCGCCAGTGCAAGGGAACCGCGGCCCCGATTAAAGACCGCGATCATAAAAGGCAAACAACTATGAGTAACGAAAACGCAATCGCGCAACTGTCCGAGTTCGACTTCATCGTGGTCGTCGACGCCTCCGGCTCCATGGGCGAGACCGACATGCCCGGCGGCCGCTCGCGCTGGGATTACATGCAGGAGACGGCAACCGCATTCGCTCGCGATCTCAGCAAGCTCGACAGCGACGGCATCGACGTGGTCACCTTCGGCGGCCAGACCGTCTCGACCTACGAAGGCGTCACTGCCGACAAGGTCAAGGAAGTGTTCGCGACTCGCTCGCCGCGCGGCAGCACGCCCCTGACCGAAGCTCTGCAGGCTGCGTTCAAGCTGGCCGGCAAGTCGGACAAGAAGGACTTCATCATCGTCTTCACGGACGGCGTCCCGGACGACAAGGCATCGGCCGCGAAAGCCATCATCGACCAGTCGCACCTGCAGGAAACCGACGATGCGCTGACCATCCTGTTCGTCCAGGTCGGGCGCGATTCCGCCGCCACGTCGTACCTGCGCGAGCTGGACGACAACCTGAAGTCGGCCAAGTTCGACATCGTCGACGCAAAGACCATGGACGAAGCCGAGCAGTTCGCGACGACGGCCGACCTGATCGTCGCAGCCATCAACGACTAATCCACTTACTCGTGAATGCCAGGGCCTGCGGGCCTTGGCGTATCGGAGACCACATGCTCGACCTCATTTTGTTCATTTTCTTCATCGTCGTCTTCGTCGGCGGCTTCTGGTGCGGCAAGACCTACGGCACCGGCGCAGCAATGCTGGATGCGGCTCGGCGCCATGTCGCCAGCTGGTTTGGCTCGACCTGAACGCCGCAGCCTCCACCTTACACGCCCGGCATGACCGGGCTTTGGCACTGAAGCGGTACCCGACAACCACACGTCCAGGAGAACAGCATGGCCTTCCGCATCACCGTGATCGACAGCGCCGGCGCCAAGCCGCGCACCTATACCGCCATCGGCAACCGCGACGCGCTGATGGATGCCGAGTATGACGCCGGGGCCCTGGGCGTCACCGCGATCTCCGCCGGCCGGGAGAAGCTGCTGTGACCCGCGTAACCGAGCGGGAAATCGCGGTCGCCAAGGTCAAGCTGGCCGGCCTGATGATCCTGGGCGTGGTGGAGGCGATCATCCTGGTGGCCACCCGGTGGGCGCAATGATCCGCCGGACCATCGCCGCGCTGCTGGGCGCCGTCCTGTTCCTGGGCCTGCTGGCAGAAGTGCAGCGCCTGGACGAATACACGCTCGAGCATGCAGAGCTGCAGCTCGACGCGCGCCAATAACGACAACACAAGGAATCCAAGAGATGTGGTTCAAGAACCTTCAGATTTATCGCCTGCCCCGCGGCTGGGCCATCACGGCCGACGAACTGGCTGCCGCCCTCGCCTCCCAGGCCTTCACGCCGGCGTCGAGCAGCGAACTGCTGCGCCAGGGTTGGGCCGCGCCGCGCGGCGACGGTGCGCCGCTCGTGCACACGGTCAACGGCCAGTTCCTGCTGCAGCTGGTGACCGAGAAAAAGCTGCTGCCGAGCTCGGTCATCAACCAGGTCGCCAAGGCCAAGGCTGCCGAGCTGGAAGAGCAGCAGGGCTTCCCGCCGGGCAAAAAGGCGATGAAAGAACTGAAGGAGCGCGTGGCCGACGAACTGCTGCCGCGCGCATTCTCGATCCGCGGCAACACCTGGGCCTGGATCGACCCGGTCAACGGCTGGCTGGTGGTCGACGCGGCGAGCCCGAACAAGGCCGACGACGTCATCAAGCTGCTGCTGAAGGCAGTCGACAAGATGCCGCTGGAATCGGTGCAGCTGCAAAGTTCGCCGGTGGCCATGATGACCGGCTGGCTGGAACTGGACGAGGCCCCGCACAATTTCACGATCGACCAGGACACGGAGCTCCGCGCACGCGGTGAGGGCAAGGCGGCGGTCCGCTACGTGAAGCACTCGCTGGATCCGGAAGACGTCGGCCGCCACATCGCGGGCGGCAAGCAGTGCACCCGCCTGGCCATGACCTGGAACAGCCGGATCTCGTTCGTCCTGACCGAACAGCTGGCGATCAAGTCGGTGCGCCCGCTCGACGTCATCAAGGAAGGCGAAACCATCACCTACAGCGACGACGAGCGTTTCGACAACGACATCATGCTGATGACTGGCGAGCTGGCCAAGATGCTGGCCGACCTGGTCGAAGCCCTGGGCGGCGAGGCCAAAGCATGAAGCGCCGCGCCTACAACCCCTTCCCCGCCGCGCCGGTTTCGCGCCGCAGCCGCATCGACGACGCGATCGAGCGCGACATCGCGGCCGCAACCCGGCGCGCAGGCAACATCGAAGCCCAGGATCGGAAAGAGGCAGCCCTCGCGGCAGCCAAGGAAGCGGCCACCCAGCCGGCTGCAAACGACGACCAGACGGAGAAAACGCAAAATGGATAACGCACAGAACCGCCGGGCTGACGATAAGCGGGCGCCGGGCCAGCTGCAGTGGGGCGAGTCGGGCTACGCTATCCCGGCCGGCGCTGCACTTGTCGGCACCATCGCCGCCGCTCCCGTCCTCACACCCGAAATCGTGATGCACGGCCTGCTCATTACCAAGGACGGCATCACCTACAACGGCGAGACGGTCAAGGATGCCGGCACTGTCCATGCCGCCCTGCTGGCAGTCCTGATCGGCGAGCGCAAACTCGCCGCCCCTGCATCGGCAGATAACCCGAGCACGGCGGGTGCCGATGGAAAGCACGCATGGTTCGCCATCGACATTCTCGGCAACCCGATGCGCGAATACCAACCGGGCAAATGGGAAAACTGCATTTGGCCCTCAACGTGTGTCGCCGCTCCAGTGGCGCAGAGCACGGCGGATGCCGCGAAGGGCGGCATCACGGAAATCGAACGTCGGGGCCTTGAAGCCTTATGCGACCGAATCGAGGATGAAAACGAAGGCTTGATGCTGGTGTCTGTGAATGCAGCAGCCGCAATCCGCAAACTTCTCACCGCTCCAGCACTCAATCCATCCGAGGTGCCGCAGTGGATCAGCTTCGAGGATCGCCTGCCAGAAGCTGAAGTTGATGTCATCGTGCACGCCTTAGTGCCGGGATTCGGTGACCACTTCGCTGTTGCCGGACTCTTCCATGGCGACTGGATGTCGAACGACACCGAAGACGATCTGCGCTTCACGCCGACGCACTGGATGCCGCTGCCCGCAGCCCCGGCCGCCAGCAAGGAAGGCGATCAGGCCGCCACTGATGGGGCGAGCCATGGCTGACCTCTTCTACCTGCAAGACAGCCGCAGCTACGTCGGCAACGACATGCTGTTCTGGGCGAAGGACGGCGGGGGCTACACGACTGACATGCGCCGCGCCGAAGTCTTCACCAAGGAAGGCGCAATCACGCGGCACAGGTCCCGCGAGACCGACATCCCGTGGCCGAAGGACTACATCGATGCGCACGCGCGGCCGGCGGTCGACATGCAGTATGTGAAGCGGGCCGAGGCGCTGGCCGGCACCGGCATCGAACTCACGAAACCGAAGCCGAAGCGGCCCGACGTCATCAACTGCGTAGGCTGCGGGCAGTTCATGGGTGGCACCCAGCGCTACCTCGACAATTGCCCGAACTGCGGCACCGATAACCGGTCATAAGGACTGAACCATGACCAACACCACCAACACCCCAGCCATCGCCCCGCTATCAGCGGTTGAACTGGACAAGCTGGAGGCACTGGCGCGCGCGGCGACGGACGGCCCGTGGGACACGGAAACCGTCCGCTCCGAAGGCGAATACGGCACCGACGAAGATGGCGGGCATGGCTTCGACGCCTATGCCGTTGTCGATAGCAAGGGACGCCCGATGTTCGACAGCCTGAACCGCGACGACAGCATGATCGCAACTGACACCGACGGCGATGTGTTCTATGCATGGGACGAGCTGGCGAAGCGCGACGCGCAATTTATTGCGGCTGCCAACCCCGCCGCCATTCTCGCCCTGATCGCTCAGGCTCGCCTCGCTGCGCAGCCTGTAGTTGCGAAGACCATCTACGAGCAATGTACGAATGCCGACTGCGGTCGGTTCAAAGACGGCGCGGGCTGGTCTTGCCGCGCCCGGCGTGACGGAGCTTGCCAGGCCGAGCATGAGGACCGCGACCTTCGGTTAGACGAATTGGAAGCCCGACGCGCCGCTCTCGCTGCGCCTGTAGCTGCACAGGCGGATACCACCGAGCCATCGGCGGGCGAACTGACTGACTTGATGACCTATCCGAGCCCGCACGGCACGCTGGTGCGCTTGGCGGATGTGAAATGCTGGGTAATGAAAACGACCAGAACACCCACCACCAGCGCGGGCGAGGCGGATACCACGGCAAGCGTGAGCCCAGCAGCGCCGGCCGAATTCGTGCTTGTGCCGGTGATGCCCACCACAGAAATGATTCTATGCTTCAACCTGTACAGCGATGCCGATGATGTGCGAGCCGCATGGTCCTCTGCACTTGCAGCCGCAGCAGCGCCAGTATCGCAGGCAGTCGAGCAGCCAGCCGATGATGCGGAGGATGCGCGCTGGCTGCCTCAAATCAACGAAGACCTCGTGACCATTCTGGGCCGCCCGAACTTCACCTGCATCCGAATTGCTGAGCGCTTGCGCCAGATGGGTGACGACATTCCGCGCAAAGCCGAGTACGAACAGGCGCACGTCATATACCTGCTGCTCTCGATGTACCTGGAGCATGGGAAGTCGTGGGTAGCCAAGGCCAATGACTTCTTGAAGCCGGATGAGGACGTAGAGCGCGCAGCTATCCCTACCGCCAAACCGGAGGGCGCATGATGTCGACCCAACCATGCCCTGATAAGGGCGCTGAAGCCGAGCGCGCAGCGTTTGAAGCATGGCACCGCAGCAAGTTCGCGACGAAGCATTGCACGGGCCAGCCCACGAGGGATATGCACAACGGCATCTATGCCGAGAAGTATGGGCCGGAAAACCAGCAGCTGATGTGGGAAGCATGGCGCGCCGCCATCGCAGCAGATCGCAAAGCGCAAGCGGCAGCCGTACAGCAGCCGGTGGCTCCGATCTATCAGGTTCAGTATTACAGCGAGAAAGGCACCAGCGTTTGGCACGACGCATCGGAAGCGGCGTATCACACCTTCATGCCCGAGCGCCGCCGAATCGTCTATGCCGCTCCTGCTCCTGGCAATACCGCGCAGCCGGCTCCCCATGCTCTGGATGACGACAAGAAGGGAGGCGCGAAGTGATCCCGGCATTCCCACTGCAGTGGCCCGCCGGCTGGCCGCGCACGGACTACCGCAACCTCAAGCCCGGCAAGTTCGGCACCGTGAAGCGGCGCAACGGACAGGCATGGGAGAGCCGCGCCGACATCACGATAGCCGAGGCGACATCGCGCGTGCTGGCCGAGCTGGGTCGCATGGGCGTCGACCGCCAGGACGTGGTTATCTCGACCAACCTGACGTTGCGCCTCGACGGGCTGCCGCGCTCCGGCCAGGCCGCGCCGCGCGACGCCGGCGCTGCCGTCTACTGGCAGACCCGGAAAGGCGATCGGCGGGTAATGGCGATCGACCAGTACCACAAGGCCGAGGAGAACCTGGCGGCGATCGCGGCGACGCTGGACGCGATGCGCGCGATCGAGCGACACGGCGGTGCGCAGATTCTGGACCGGGCATTTACCGGCTTCACGGCGCTGCCGGCGCCAACAGGACGGCGCACATGGCGCGACGTGCTGGAGATCCCGGCAGGGTGGAGTGTGTGCCTGGACGACGTGAAGGACCGCTATCGCCGGTTGGCGCGTGAGCGTCACCCAGACCGCGCTAACGGCAGCGACGCCGCGATGTCGGAATTGAACGTGGCCATGGCCCAAGCTGAGCAAGAACTCAAATCGTGAGTCCCCTCGCCTTTGCACAGATCACATGGTGGATGTGGCTGCAGATGTGGCAGCCGGCCCCAGGCAATAATTACCGCAAGGAAAATAATCAATGAGCGCGATGTTCGAATTGGCTCTGCCCTCGGAAACCCTTGAGCCGGACGAGGTCAGCAAAATTGCCGGCTGCAGCCGGATCGGCGATCAGATAGAGTGGCTCAAGAAGAACGGCTGGGTGTTCTTCCAGAACCGCGCCGGCGCGCCAGTCATTGGCCGGCTGTATGCGCGGCTGAAGCTGGCCGGCATCAACCCGGCGACGCTGGCGGCTCCCGACGCCGGCGGCTGGCAGCCCGACTTTTCCAAAGTCCGATAAGTAGGTAATCGATGCGCCCAAAAACAACCGGCAAGAAATTGCCGCCGCGCATGCTCGCGCGGAAAAGAAAATTGAAGTCGGGCGAGACCTGGACCGGCTACTACTACAACGGCCGGGACGAGAAGGGGAAGCGCCAGGAGATCCCGCTCGGCACCGATCTGCATGCCGCAATCCGGAAGTGGGCCGAGCTCGAGTGCAGGGAAGTACCGCCGGACGCGTCGCTCATGAAATATGCCTTCGACCAGTACGAGCGCGACATCCTGCCGAAGAAGAAGCCGTCGACCCAGCGGGAAAACCGGCTCTGCCTGTCGCAGCTGCGACCCGTGTTCGACAGCGTCGCGATCAATGCCATCACGCCGCAACATATCGCCCGCTACCGCGACGCCAGGTCGGCGCCGGTGCGCGCGAACCGCGAGATCGCCCTCTTCTCCCACGTCTTCAACATGGCGCGCGAGTGGGGCTTTACCAAGCAAGACAACCCTTGCCGAGGCGTGCGGAAGAACAAGGAAAAGCCCAGGGATTATTATGCCGAGGCCGACGTCTGGGATGCGGTGCTTGAGGCGGGCAGCGAGGCGCTGCGGGACGCAATGAACCTTGCCTACCTGTCGGGCCAGCGGCCAGCGGACGTGCTCAAGATGAACAAGGGCGACATCCGCAACGACGAGTTGCACGTGAGGCAGAACAAGACCCAGCACACGCTGCGGATCCGGCTGCACGTGGATGGCTTGCCGACGGAGCTCGGTTCATGTGTCGACCAGCTCCTTGCGCGCCAGGTGAAGTCGATGAGCGGCGAGTTGATCTGCACGGAAGATGGGCGACCGCTCACCGCGAAGATGCTGCGCGACCGCTTCGATGCGGCCCGAAAGGCAGCGGCGGCGCTCGCCAAAAAGAAGGGGAAGGCCGACCTGGAGAAGCGCATCAAGGCGTTCCAGTTCCGCGACATCCGGCCGAAAGCAGCCAGCGAAATGGCAAGTCTGGCCGACGCAAGCAGCCTGCTCGGGCACACCGATACGCAGATCACGAAGAAGGTTTATCGCCGCGCGGGCGAGTCCGTGAAGCCGACGAAGTGA